ATAACCCAAACAATAGGTCTAACACAGAGATAGGCAACACATATTTGGGAAAAAAAAATTCTATATTTGTTAGTGTTAATAAAGTTATAACATCTATTGCTAAAAATATAAATTAACATGTTATCAAAATTTCATATCTTTGACATATGCTAATGAAAAAAACTAAGTATGGTCAGGTTCATAAAACCTTAAGAGGGAACTTGTATCATAACACATTTTTTAAGGAGTTTGAATCAATAGTAAAGAAAGAAGAAAAAATAGCACTAGAACTTGTTAATTTAGGTTATGTAATAACTAAAAAAATAATAAGTTATGTAGGGGGAGGTGTATATAATGGAGTGGATACATACTTAAATTATGACACTGGAAAATACGAAGTAGATAAATACACTTATATAGAACATGGTGTATGGAAATTAAAATTTAAAATAAAAAAAAATAATGGCAACACTTAGAGTTACACACACAGAAGATATTGTTTTAGATGGAAGGCAACAAGGTTCTACTAGAACAATGACATTTGAAAACATAGCAGATACCTATGCAAGAACATTTACTGTTTCTCAACAAGCATTAACAAGTTTGTATACAACAGATTTAACTGGTTTAAATGGAGCAGTTCAAGATGACTCATCGGTAAAATATGTAAGAATTACTAACCTTGGAAAAGAACCTTTAGTAATAAATATTATTGCAGAAGGTGAAAATCACTGGGCTTACGAAATACAACCAACAGAATCTTATTATTTATATTCACATAATTTAGCAGCTCTTGCTGATGACGCTGCTGATATTACAACAACTGAAATAAAATCATTAAATGATGTAGATGAGGTAAAAGTTTATTCTGCTAGAAGCATTGGAAGGGTGGAAGTTTTTATTGCAAGTACGGTAACAAATTTTTAATATATGGCTACATTAACATCAACAATAATAGAAACATTAACACTAGATGGTCAAACTTTTGATTCAACAAAAATAAAAACTATATCATCTATCACACAAGTTTTAAAAACTATAGTAGAGTGCCCAACTAGTGAAATAAATATAGTTACATTTGCTTCAGCCGCAACAGGCATATCTACCTTAGACCAAGATGATGTAGAGTACGTAAGACTTACTAATTTAGATTCTACTAATTTTATTACAATAGGTATAGAAAAAGAAAGCTCCACTGCTTCTGTAGCTGCTTTTAGATTAGATGCAGGTAGAAGCTTTATATTACCTATATCAAATACAGCAACAGAACATCCACAGTTTTTTACAAGCGATAGTGCTCACGATTCAAGTGCAACACAAATAGATATAGAAACCATTACAGCTTTAGCAAATAGCTCTGCTTGTAAATTAGAAGTATTTATAGCGTTGAACACAACAACATAGTATGTATTTACTAAATATAGATAAGCGGGGGCAAGCAGTAGAAACAGACGATAGTTTGTATGCGATAGAAGAGTTTAGACAGGTAGTTGAAGAACATGGATTGAAGGGAATACTTTGGGTGGCATTAGTTTGTGACTATGACTCTCCATATAGACACTTTGTAGAAAGAGAAAGAGTAAAATCAGTAAGTAAGGCTGTGTTTGATAAGTTTGAATGGAAAGGTATTAAGAGTCAAAGTATAGCTAATGCAATATCTAAGTATAAAGAGTTGCAATTTGACCCATTAGATGCACAATTAATAGCATTTAATGAAAAAATTGATGAGTATACTAGACTTATGCGTACTGTTACAATAACAGAAGATAATGCAGAAAGCATGCAGAAAATAATGATAGGCATAGAAAAAGTCTTGAATACTAGACAAAAACTATTAGATGCCATAGAAAGAAGAGGTGTAAGAAAAAAAATAAAGGGTGAAGCAAAAATGAGTTATTTAGAACAACAGTTAAATATTAAAAATAATATTTAATGTCTATAAACATTAAAAAATATTCCCCTGTTGTATTTCAGGGGATACCTGATTTGGACCCAGAATCTGTGTCTTACCAAGAATATTGGGAAGAACAGATACATAGATGTATGCATGGCTATAAGCCAAAGGGAATGGACAAAATAACAGGAAAACATTATTACTATTTAAATTTTTATAGAATTTTAGGTAATAGTGGTGAGGACATGGGAAATAGAAAAACTCTTATTGCTCCTTGGTATAGAGATTTAGATAAATTGTATTTTGATTTATTTGAACAATGTAAAAAGGAACAAAAAGGAATGATTGTAATAAAAGCCAGAGATAAAGGTTTTAGTTATATGAACTCCGCCCTATGTGGTCATGAATATACATTCTATCCTTATAATGAGGTTGGAATAGCTGCAGGATTACAAGTTACTGCAGATTCGTTCTTTGATAAAGTAAAAAAAGGTTTAAATGCACAGCATAATAACTTTAAACATTCTGTAATTAAAGATTCGTCTGATATTGTTAAAAGTGGTTATAAACAAAAAACAAAAGACGGAAAATGGATTATAGGAGGTTATCAATCGGCTATACACTGTAGAACAATGTCTAACCCTGAAGTATTTAAGGGTGAACGTTTAAGTGTTATGGTATTTGAAGAAGCTGGTGAGTTTAAAGAGTTACTAAATGCATACATGTCTTCTAAAGCTTGTTTTATGGATGGTAACGTACAATTTGGTGTACCTGTTATTGGTGGTACGGGTGGTGATATAGAAACATCATCTAAAGATTTTATGGAAATGTATTACAATGCAGATTCATTTAATTTAATACCTATGTTTATACCAGCTTCTGTATGTTACTATGGTTTTTTTGATACTAAAACTGGTGTAAGTGATGAAAAAGGAGCAAGAAAAGAGTTGTTAGATGAAAGAAAAAAGTTAGAAGGTAAAGATAATAGTAAAGCTTATAATTTACATATACAAAACTACCCACTAACTGTTGAAGAAGCTTTCTTAAAAACTAAAGGTAGTAGATTTGATTTAGCTCTTATAAATGCACAACGAGGTAGAATAATGAGTCATAGTAGATTAGAAACACAAATACAGCGAGGTAGAATAGAATGGGTGTTTGATGATGAAGATGGATTTGTAGATGAGGTAGAGTGGATAGCAGACCCAAGAGGTCCATATAAAGTTTTGGACCACCCTTTAGAAGAATACGAAGGATTGGATATAGGTGGTATTGACTCTTATGACCAAGACACAGCACAATCTACATCTTCGTTGGGTAGCGCTATAATATACAGAAGATTTGTTTCTCCAGATGTACCTAGCGATTATGTTGTAGCAGAATACACAGAAAGACCAAAAACTGCTGAAGAATTTTGGGATGGATGTTTAAAATTAGCCGTATATTACGAAGCGAAAATGCTTATAGAATATACAAAAATTGGTATTATAGATTATTTTAAGAGAAAAAATGCTCTTAAATATATGAAAGAAAAACCAAAAACTGCACACGCGCCTGGAACCCTAACTAGAAATAGATTTGGTTTACAAATGAACAAACAAACAAAGGCCGTTATGGAGCAGTACATGAACGATTATATTAAAACTAGTGTTGATGATATATGGTTCATTGATTTGTTAAATGAGCTTGCTGATTATGGTACACGAAACACGGATAGAGCTATTGCTTTTGGATTGTGTTTAATACATAATGTAGATATATTTCGTGTTCAGGCAAGAGAAAAAGAAAATAAAAATAAGAAACTTGGATTTGTTTACTATAAAAGAAAAGATGGTAGACTTGTCCCTTTTAAAGATTAGGATATGCCATATAATAATTTTCCTAGGCAGTTGCTTAGTGACAAAGAGAAAACAAAAGAATGGTGTGAGCAAAATTTAGATGCTATGGCACCTTATATAGCTCAATACAATAACAATCTATATATTAACGATAGATATAAAGATATTCGTAATTATCAAGCTTATCATGGTCATTTTGACCCAAAAGATTACGAACACGTTACCGACCAATATGGTACACCTTTTCCTGCTCGTATGACTAATTTTAATATTATAGCACCAAAAATTGATTTATTAACAAGTGAAGAACTTAGAAGGCCAATGGAAACTAAAATAAGTTCTATAAATAGAGATGCTGTTAATAGAAAACAAGATTTTAAAGTAGGCTTAATTATGGATTCTTTATTGGGGGATATAAAGAAAGAAATCAATGATGTAATGGGCATGGAAATAAATCAAGATAATTCAGATTTTGAAATACCTGATGATATAGAAGAGTTTATGAGATACAAATACAAAGAGGCTGTTGAAGAAGTGGCTGAAGATGGTGTAGAGTATTTAAAACAAAAATATCGTTGGAAAGAAATATTTAAAAATGGATTTAGAGATTTACTTGTTTTAGGTAAAGTTTTTTATAGAGTAGAGGTAAAAAATGGAGACCCACATGTAAGAAGAGTTGACCCAAGAAATATAGCTTTTGATTCTGCAATAGACACTGATTATATAGACGAATCACAATGGGTTATAGAACAAAGATGGTTAAGTGTAAATGAAATACTTGATGAATTCTT